TAATACCTGCCACGATTACCGAGGCAAGGATAGCGGACACTAGGCCAGTTAGCCAGGATGAACGCCAAACCATTTTTTCGAGTTCGCGGATTCGGTCCTCGTGGTCCTGAACTGTTTTCATAGCGGTTTTAATTTCCGCTACGTCTTGGAAAATTGCTAATAGTAAAGATTGCTGCGATGGTCCGCCTGGTTTAGGTTCGGTCATGCGCTCGCCGTAGGTTTAAGGATGGTTCCGCATCCGCCGCAGAGGCAGGAGGTTAGTTCGTCCTCCATGTTGTAATCGATGCCTGCGTTAGGGCAGTCTTTGATTGAGCAGTTAAAAATAGTCATTAGAGCGCTACCTGGTATGTAATGTAAGCGGTGTAGATGTCGCCATTTGCTGGGGCTACAGGAACAGTATTTGATGCTGCTGCCCAGGTGGCGTAACTGCCAGAGGCAGTAGAGATTCTCATAGTAAAAGTAGAGCCAGAGGTGAAAACCTGGGCTGGATAATCGCTGCCGCTGGCATCCTGAATTAAGCCATGTCCTAGAGCGTTAGTCGATGGAGCAACTGGTAGAGATGCTGTAAAGGCTCCCGATGCTGCCGATGTTGAGCCATAGGTGAACTTAAATCGGACATGGACTGTAGAGCCAATTTGAGTATAAGCCGCAGAAAAACTGCCATTCCCGACAGTAAAGTTAGTAAGCGTAGGAGTATAAGAAACCCAGGAGCGCAAAGAAATAGGGACCCAGGCAGCATCGTTGTAAATTGTTAGTTGCTGGAAATTGTTAAGGTAAGCGGTCTGGCCGTAAATAGGAACTTCGATAGCAGCATCCCTAGCAGTAGCATCTGAAAACGCCATAACAGATTGCGCCATAAGATACTCGTTTAATTCGGATGCTAGTAGCGGGTCGCCGTTTACGAATACTTTTTTACCCATTTAAAAACCTTTCCATAGTTCTAGTGTAGTTATCCAACTATCAACAGTTATCGAATGACTTACACGCGTTGCCGAATAAATCTCTTGGATGTTAGTAGCATCTCTAAGGAAATAAACCTCTAATAATTGGCCTGGAATAACGTAACCAATTCCGTTAATCCGGTTAGTGTTGCTAATCGCTTTAGCCTGGACACTTTTAACCCGTTTAACTTGGTTTCTACTAGACAAAGCGGCCGCCCAGGCATCGAGGTCTGGGTCATCGAATACATTAACGGAAACCTCGTAAGCATTTTCACCGAATAGGTCTATCATGTCCTGATTCGTTTTTGTAACCGTATAGGAGCCATCGGATAGGCTTGCGACTATTTTGTTAGGTAAATCATCGGTTGATAGAGCGACATCGATGTTAGTAGCGCAGACATGTTCTGGACCGATTACATCGTGCTGGTTTCCGATGCTTAGGCTTGGAACATAACCTGGCGGAGGTGTTAAACCTCCTCGGTAGTCGATGTTTAAAGCGCCCATGCGGTAATACATAAAAGACTGCTCGGCATCCTGGATAGTGGTTAGGATGTCCGCAAAGGGAACGTCTAGGCCGGAGATGTCTGGTATCCGGGCTACATAATCGGCAGGGTCTGTAATTGAATAAACAAAATCTGGATAAAGGTCTAGCAGGGCCTGTAAGATTTCTGGGACTGTATAAGGTTCCGCATGGCCTACTAAGACTGGTAAATCAAAATCGGGAATGATTTTAGTTAGCCATTTTTTAGAATCGTCGGAGCAGGTAAGGGTTAGGTTCATGGAGCCATCGACGTTGTAAGTCATGTCTGCCGAGTCTAGGTATCCGTCGAATAGATTACCTATGCCAGAACAGGTTACTTGGATGAATGTTCCTACGCGCAGATAATTAGTTGCGTAAGGGTCGAACTCGGTTGTCTGTAAAACAATAGTGGCCGAGCCTGTTTCCAACTTGGATAGTAGGCCCTGGTCGAATGATGCGCCCTGGGTAGTATCCAGGCTGACTACATCGGCCTGGATTTGTATTGATGTCTGGTAGTCGGTTACAGAATCTCCCAAAACATCTGGTCCATCTAAGGTAGAGAAACCTAACTGAAAAATCCCGCTGGTTACGATGCCAGCATAGATTTTAATGTCTGTTGCGATGTCAAAATCTATAGCACTCATGCGGTGATAACCTTGCGCCCGGTCTGGCGTTCGTAACGTCTAATCGATGCGATGATGTCTGCCCCGCTAAGGTTAGCGTTATTTAGGTTGATGTTGTAAGTATTGTTATTACTGTTTACCATTCCCTGGACGGCTCGGTTAGCCTGGGACCATTGGGCCGAGGTGTTACCTGTAATCGCTACGTTAGCGGCCTCGCCTACCTGGGTTCCAATTTTGCCTAGTTGCGTTCTAAGGTTCATGAACTCTTTTAGGTTGCCAGAGGTTAGCAACTCTTTAGCGGCTGCTGCTCCAGCGCCTGGTCCCATGTCTACCAGTTCCTGGATAAGCGCGTTATCTGCGCCGCCCTTTTTAAGTTTCTTAATGTTAGCCGCAAAATCTTTAGCGCCTGCGATAAGGTTTCGCATCCGTTTCATGACACTAGAGGAACGGGCTTTAAATCTGCCATCGCCTCGGTCTGTTACGCCGCCCTCGATGCTCTCGGCATCGCGGAAACCTGCCCTGGCATTGGCTACACGTTCGCGCGCATCCTGATAAGCGGCAGCAATAACCTTAGCCGCATTTTTAATCTTCTCGGCCTGGGTCTGCGCTGCGGTGTCTACAGTTACAGGGCTAATACTCGACGGGTCGCCCGCTGGAGCCATTAAGTCTGTAAGGCTGGTAACAGTTGTCGATGCCGCATCCTGGGCCGCTGCTGCTGCTGCGTCCTGCTGGTCGTAAATACCCTGGACGAAACTGTTATACCTATCGAAATAGGTTCCCATCTGGTTACCGGCTTTATCCCATTGGCCCGATGTAATGTAACCGATAGTAGTTCCGACATCGCCTAGCCAAAAGGCGATTTCTGCGATACCTACAGAGGCAGCCGCTGCTGTATCTACGATTAACTGAAACGCTCCGCCGCCGCCGCCGGTAATCTTGTTAGCCAGAATGTCTAACTGTTGAACTGCTGCCTGGAGTCCGACAACCAGGTTAGCGATAGGTCGGCTAAAATCGGCCGTTGCCATAAAACTAGCGATGGCATTAATGGTAGGTATGAATAAGGTTCCGATTTGCTCCTGGACTTCATCCAAAATAATCGACATTCGCATAAACGGGTCGTTATTACCCGCGATTTCCGCTGCTCCCTCGGTGGCTTTAGCCAGGTCGCCCCAAAGGTCTGTAGAGTTTTTCAACTCTGGAGCCATTCGGGTTAGAGCAGTTGTCTGGCCGCTTAGGGCCTTAGCGATTGCGTTAGCCGCCTGGTCTACTGACACGCCTTTAGTCGCTGCCAGGTCCAGAGCCATAGTCATGTATCCCTGGGCTTTTGTAGTGTCCCTAGTTACTGCGGCAAGTCTGGCAAAGGCTGGGCGGATTTGGTCATCGCTAACCGCTGCCATAACAGAAGACTTAGAGATGTAATCCTCTACTGCGCCTATCTGCTCGTTAGTTGCGTCTGCGCTTTTGCGTAAAACGTTAGCAAGAATAGCCTGGCTTTTAGCGTCATCGACTGCGGCTTTAGCCGAGTTAATTAGAGCGCTGGTAACAGTTGTAATAGCGAACGATGCGGCAGTAAACTTTAGGGCGTTTTTAAAACCGTCGCCAAACTTTTTAGCAGACTTGCCCAGGAGGGTTAAATCGCCCTGCGCTTTTTTAGTTGCGCGTTCTAGAGCCTTAGCATCGCCACTAATAACGATATCTACGGTCGGCTTATTACTCGCCATAGTCTAAAACGCCTCCTGGGTCGATTTCTTCTAATTCTTTAGTAAAGGCCAGCAACTCGCGGAGGGTTAGGCTCCGATACTCGCTCGGTGACATTTTCGCCACTAAACAAAATCGGGCCATCCTCGCGGCCGCCTGGTCTTTTAGTTCTCTTTTGGGTCGTTTAGGCCGCCCTGGAAAAGGTCTAGGGCCTGCTTAAACGTATAAGTAGCAGCATCCTCGATAGTGAACTTCGGGTTATTACGCTTTTCCATAATCCAGATTAGAACTTTTAGGACCTTGCCGCGGGGCTGGCCGTCGTCCATAATCGCATCGATAGGGGAGCCGGTAATAGTTTCGATAGTTTCAACTTCGCCTAGTGTTAGCGAATCAAAGTCGATTAGAGTTGCCATTTTATTTTTTCCTCTTTTTAGTATTTGTTGTATTTGTTTATTAGTTTTCTCATGTTCTCGATGTAGTTATCGAGAATCTCTTGCCGCTTATAGCCTAATGCCTTATAGAGAAAAGGTTGCGGCATGATGTTTTTGTAAATAAAGCGTTCTGAATCATAAAACCAACCCCAGTGGATAGGGTTAGCGTAAGGAACAGAGGCTTTACCTGCTCGGACACCTGCGGCTCTTAAAGTCGCATAGGACCTAATCGATGCTCTAAGTTTACCAGTCTTGCCTACAGGGGCTAAGGTCCTCGCCTCGCCCGCTACCATGTCTGCGCCCTGGATTGCTGCCGCTTTTAGTTCTGCGTCTGGCGTTCCGATTGACTTTAGGTAACGGATGGTTTGATTTAGTCCGAGGACCTTAACCGCCTGGGGGACTTCTGCCATTTTAGGCAGTTGTGTCGATGGTAACGCCGTAGTAGATACCCGATGCTGGGTCGTGAACTGCGTTCTTAACTTCTAGTTCGATAGAAAACTTCGAGATTTCGCCAGAGGTTAGAGCCAGAGGAGGCAACTGGTTAAAGATTACGGTTCCGGTATAAACTGGGTTGTCGGTTCCTGGGGTTGCGCTTGAGCCTGGGACTAGGGTAAACGCTACCTCGGTTCCAAAGTTCTCCCAGAGTAGGCGGTATAGGCTGCCTGATTCTGATGATGTTACGCCGTCCATCTTTAGCGCCCATTGGCCGCCTGCGCGAACTTCGCAAAAAGTCTGGACATCGCCAGGAGCATCGCCCAGGCTAAGTTCGATGCTGTTAGCATCGCATGAGTAATCGGTGGTCCCGATTTTAAAGATAATGTTTTGCGCCTTGATGCGAGCAGATGCTGCCATTTTGGAGCCTTTCTTTTAAATAGTTATTTGGATTTCTAAACTGATTGTAGTTGCCAGGTATTCGGCTGAGCCGGTCTGGAGAGCGTAGGGTTTTTCTACGCCTCGCATTACGGCATAGCCTGGGATTGCGTTTAGGGTATCGGCGATTAGTTCGTCTAACTTTTGCGTAGCCTGTTTATTAGTTGCGGTTGCTGCTACCAGGATTAGTTCCAGGTTTAGCAGGTATTCGCTACCGATAGAGGCAACAGTTAGATACGGGCTACCTGCGTTAATGATTACGATTGGCGGCGTTACTCGTTCCGGGATTGATTCCGTTACGTTTAGGCCTGCCGCTGTTAGGTCGAGTTTTAATTCGGCCCTGGTTACGGTTATTTCGTCCATTAAACGCCCCAGCCGCAGTAAGGCAGGAGCAAAGGATACACGGCCGTTAAAGGGTCGCGGTTTACTCTTTGCGATTGCCCATCCATAGAGGCGAACTGCGTCTGGCCGTATGGAGCGCTCCTGCGATGGAACAGTTCCGAGGCGCAGATTAGAATTGCCTGCTTGTGGATGTCGTTAGGGACGGTATCGATTGCGCCGATGTAATTGCCGACGTGAGCGTTAGCAGCGTCCAGGCACATCTGCGGGTAGTCGATTTCCTCGGTCCCGATGTATGACTGAAACTCTGCTAACGTCACGGCTGGCATTTACTTAACCTTTTTCCTAATTACGCGGCGATGTCCAACTTGACTACTGCGCCCTGGAAAGGAACGGTAATAGCCGAGTAG